TGCCAGAGGTGACGCTTCTACCAGAAACAACCACAACAACTGAACCAGAGATAACAACGACTGAAGCACCTGAAGATACTACCACAACCTTAGAGCCAGATTTGGAGCCAAATTTAGAGCCATTGGCAGAGGAAGAAGTGATTGCTCTGATTGCTGAAGCAACTACTGTTGAGGAATTACAAGAAGCCTTAGAGGAGTTAACACCTGAACAGGTTGAACAGGTTGTTGATGAAATTCTAAGTCAGGAAGAACCTAGTCAGGAGCAGGCTGTGGCTTTAGCCACAAGCCCAGAAGTTTTGTCTGTTATTAGCGTGGACAATGCTGAGAAGGTGTTTGAGGCGTTGCAGGTTGATGAGTTGACTGTTGAGCAGGTTTCTGAATTGATTGAGGCTGTTCAATCTGCCCCTGAGGATATTCGTACACAGTTTGAAACTAGTATTGACATCTTTGCCTCGGACCTAGGGGATTATGTTCCTGTGGGTTCTAATGTGCCTGTTGATACTCGTAGAACCCTTATTGCTGTTGCTGCTGGTGCAGCAATGGCTGCTGTTGGTTCTAGGAAGTTCCCATAGAACAATTAGCCTATTAAGGTGAAAAGGTTTTTTTCTGAGATTCATGGTCTTACTTGGACTTTGGCTGGAACAGGCATGGTTTTAATTACCCTGTCTGGCAATACCCGTTCTTTGGGTTGGCAAATTACCCTAGTAGCATTAACCGTACACCTTGTTGGTGTATTTATTAAGGAGAAAAATGAATAAGGCAAAAGACATTGCAGGAAGAATTGTTGCACTTTTTCTTACCAACGCCCTTGGCGTGGTAACTGGTGCTGCAATTATCGCCCCAGACCTAGAAGTGTGGAAGTCGGCTCTTATCGCTGGCGCAGTATCCATTTTCAAGGTTGCAGAACAACTTGCAAAGGCAAGCATTGATGGTGTTCTTACCAGAGATGAAATTAATGCAGCGTTTGGTGCAACCCCTAAGAAGATTGCAGCCAAGAAAGTTGCTAAGGCTGTAACAAAGTAATGAAACTGTTTATCACCCCCGTTAAATCTTGCCAGCATCTAAAAGGTAAAAAACCGTCTGAGGTTCTCCCTAGCATGCTTCGTAAGGTTTCGGGTGGTGGTAAATTAGAGTTGTGTGCGGCTGATGCGTGGGAAGCGATGGTTGCTGCTGCTAAGGTTGATGGCATAAAGTTATCTCCCAGTAGTGCAGGTGACATGTTCCGCAGTATTGCACAGCAAACCGCAGGTTTTGTTCAAAGATATCAGAAGGAACCTATTGCTGGTGCGGTGACACGCACTTGGAATGGTGTTAAATGGTATCTTAAAAAAGGTTTTGCACCTTTAGCGGCTCCTAATGATGACCCAAAGAATTGTTCTAAACATATGTTGGGTATTGCGGTGGATGTCGCTGGTGCTAATGGTAAGATTTTGGAATGGATGTTTAATAACATTGCCAAGTTTGGTTTTAGTTGGGAAGTAGTTCCTGCCGAACCTTGGCATATTCGTTATGTTGCAGGTGATGCTACACCTGAAGCCGTTGTGGCTTGGAAGGAATCTAGCAAGTAATATCCCCGATGTGCAATTGTTTGCACAGATAGGAAATTATGAGGAAATTTTTTGTTATCTCATTAATTATTGGCATGTTTTTTTCACCCACCAGTGTTTCTGCAAAGAAACCACTGAACCTCAGGTGTCCACAAATGGAAGGCATTACTCGCATTATTGCAGATAGCGATAAAATGATTCTTCAAGTGGACTATATTATGTGGCGTGAATCCAGATGTAAGTCTAAGAACATTAACCGCAAGGACCCTAATGGTGGTTCGGTTGGGTTGTTTCAGATTAACAAGTTTTGGTGTAAACCAAACCGATACACGAAACAGGGTTTCCTTCAGGATGCTGGTGTACTAAACAAATGCCATCAACTTTATAATCCTGTTGTCTCTGCTAAAGCCTTTATGGCTATTTATGATTATGCTCATAATCGTTATGGTGATGGTTTCGGTCCATGGGGTGGTGAACCTACATGGATTTAAACGCACTTATAAATGAAAAAGAGTGGAGGAAATGTCGTGGTCCTGAGAAAGCAACAATTGAACAACAACTAGAGGCTTTCACATATTTTTGTGAAACTTTTTGGTGTATTAAACATCCTGAGAAGGGTCGTATAAAGTTTAATTTGCGTGACTCGCAAATTGACACAGTTAAAACTTGGATGTCAGAGCGTTACACAATTGTGTTGAAAGCCCGTCAGATTGGGTTTTCTACTTTGGCTGCCGCATACGCTTTCTGGTTGGTGTTCTTTGCTCCTGACCGTTTTGTTGTTATGTTGTCCCGTACCGAGCGTGAATCTGTAAAGTTGCTTGCCAAGAGCAAGTATGGTTACCGTTTTATTCCACAGTGGATGAAAGAGCGTGGACCTAGGCAAACTACTGACCATCAACTTAAAATGATGTTTGATAACGAGTCTGCTATTGAGTCGCTACCATCGGGCAGCGACCCTGCTCGTGGTGAGTCGGTGTATTTGGTTATTGTGGACGAGTGGGCGTTTTTGCCTAACCCTGAAGAAGCGTGGGCTTCTATTGAACCTATTACCGATGTCGGTGGTCGTGTTGTTGGTTTGTCCACTGCTAATGGTTCGGGAAACTTTTTTCATCAACTGTGGGTTGGTTCACAAACAGGGTCAAACAAGTTTAAAGGAATCTTTTATCCTTGGGATGCTGATGGTGAGCGTAACGAAGATTGGTATGAGGCTAAGAGCCGTAACATGCAATCTTGGCAGATGCACCAAGAATATCCACGCTTCCCTGAGGAGGCGTTCATCAAATCAGGTAACCCTGTTTTTGATATTGACATGCTGAACAGCATGGAACCAGAGGATGGTCATGTTGGTTACTATCATTTATATTCTGATGGTAATGGTGAGTTCCGTTTTCAAGAAAACGGTGAACTAGAAGTTTGGTCCCATCCTGAGATTGGTGGAACATATGTGATTGGAGCCGATGTCGCTGAAGGACTTAGTTATGGTGACTACAGTTCCGCCCATGTAGTTGACGCAGCCACAGGGCTAGTGGTTGCTCATTGGCATGGACATATTGAACCTGACTTGTTTGGTGAACTGTTGGCTGAAATAGGTTGGTGGTACAACACAGGTTTGTTGGGTATTGAAAGCAACAACCACGGTCTGACAACCCTGAAGGCTGCACAGAAGCATGGTTATAAGAATCTTTATAAACAACGCCGCCTTAATGCTGTCCGTGCTGACCCTAGTGATGTGTTGGGTTGGAGAACCACATCCTCTAGTAAGCCGTTGGCTATTGACGAACTTAGTGCCGCTATCCGTGATGAGGGTATAATCATATTGTGTGCTAAGACTTTGGGCGAGTTGCGAACATTTGTTCGCAAGGAGAATGGTCGTATGTCTGGTAGCCCACATGACGACAGAATTATAAGTTTGGCTATCGCCAACCAGATGTTGAAGTATGTTTGGTTGCCTGAATATCGTGGTGATGTTTCTTTGCCAAAGAATAGTTTAATGTGGTGGGAGCAACACCTTTTTAGTGGTCAGGGTGAGAATCGGATGTTTCTTGGTTCCCATAATGTAAGAAAACGAACACCTTTTTAATCTTAGGAACAGATTCAGTACTATTATGATGTTTAAATGCACAAATTGTGACAAAACCTTTGTTTCAGACGAACTTCCCCGCAGGGGCGAAGTCTGTTTTGCATGTCATATTAAAACCGTCAGATTGGGATTCACTTATGGTAAAGAAGATTTTCATGGTCCTACTGTCGCTGAGCGTCAGCGTCAAACTGTGGAACAGGCTAAAATCAACGGGTACAACGCAGAGCCAGTCACGAACTGGATGTAATGAATCATGCTTTCATCCGTATGGGTCCCAATCATCGTTGCCGTCATCATGGGACCAGTCGTGGTTGTCTTACAAAAACTTCGTAAAGAAAACACCGACCAACACGCACAAGGGCAAGTCCTTCTTCGGGTTATCGGGTCTAAGGTTGACAAAATAGGTAGCAAACTGGATAACCATATTGGTTGGCATGAAGGACAAAAAGATGGCAAGTAAAAAACGAGGAATAGATGACATCATTAAACCTATTAAAGGTGAGTTGCGTCTATATGTAAACAAATCTTTGAAATCCGCATATAAGGCTGGTAACACAAAGAAGGCTAGAGATAATGCTGTTTGGTGGGCTAAAGATGCTTACAAGGCTCATTATGGAACTACAAAAGGTTTTAGTCAGGCGTTTGAAAAGGCTGAGCGTGAACTCGCTGCCAAGCGTGTTGCCTCAAAGGCTAAGAATGTTAGAAGGACAAAATAATGGCTAAGAAATCAGCAGCAGACCAACTTAAAGCATACAAGCAACGCTTAGAAGCATCTAAGCGTTGGCGTAAAGACGAAGGTTATGATGCTGTTTGGCGTAGGCTCACAGACCTATATAAAGGTCATCAATATGAGGACTATCGTGACGAGGACAGACTGCTAGTTAATATTGCTTTTGCAACTGTTAACATTATTGCCCCAAACATTTCAGTTAACTTCCCTAAGATTGCTGTTAACGCTGTTAAACCAGAAAACGCAGCCAACGCTGTCATCGCTGAAGCGGTTGTCAACTATTGGTGGAAGCATCGTGATATCCGTACCGAGTTCCGCCGTGCAGTAAAAGACTCTTTGATTTGTGGTCATGGTTGGATTAAGAGTGGATATCGTTTCGTTGAAGAAGAAACAGTTGGACAGGAAACAGAAGTATCTGACCCTGTAGAGGGTGGAGAAATGACATCCACAACCATAATCCTAGAGGACAGCCCTTTCGCAGAGCGTGTTAGCCCTATGGATGTGTTCGTGGACCCTGATGCAACCAGCATGCGTGACATCAAATGGATTGCTCAGCGTATCCGCCGCCCTATTGCTGATGTTAAAAACGATAAGCGTTACACCAAAGTTGCTAGGGACGAAGTGCAGATTATGGCTGTTAGCCGTTATGCCGATGACCCAAGCCGCAAAAAGATTAACGACAAAAATGAAGGTTACGCCGAAATTTTTGAGTTCTATGATGTTGCCGCAAAATCAATGAGTGTGTTCTGTGAAGGTGCAGAAAACTTCTTGGTCAAGCCAATCCCAATGCCATACTCGTTTGGTCAGCCGTTTGTTATGTTGCGTAATTATGATGTCCCTGACCATTTTTATCCTATTGGCGATTTGGAATCTATTGAACCTTTGCAAAAAGAGTTGAATGAAACCCGTACCCAAATGATGAATCACCGTAAAAAGTATTCACGCAAATACCTGTATAAGGAATCGGCGTTTGACAATATGGGTCGCCAAGCATTGGAGTCTGATGACGACAATGTGATGGTCCCAGTAATCAGTGACGAAGCCCTGAGTGGTGTTGTAGCGAACTTCCCTGCTGTAATTAACCCACCAGATTTCTATGACCAAACCTCCACTATCATTGCTGACATTGACCGTGTATCAGGTGTGTCAGAAATCCAGCGTGGCGGCACTAGCGAAATTCGCCGTACCGCAACCGAGTCCGCTTTGGTGCAAGATGCAAGCAATGCTCGTACTGCTGACAAGTTGGCTATGGTTGAACAAGCCATCAGCGAAGTGGGTCGCCGTATGGTTGCCTTGGCGCAACAATATATGTCAGGTGAGCAGGTAGCCCGTATCACAGGTAAAGATGGTGAGCCTGTTTGGGTTCAGTTTGACCGTGACTATTTGGAAGGTGACTTTGACTTTGAAGTAGTTGCTGGTTCAACACAGCCAAACAACGAATCTTTCCGCCGACAGATGGCATTACAGATGGTTGACGCTATGGCTCCGTTCGCTGGAGCAGGAATCATAGATATGGGCAAACTTGCCGCCTATGTGCTACAACAGGGCTTTGGTGTTAAGAACCCTGACGAGTTCATAATGCAACAGCAACCTCCTATGGCTCCTGAGATTGGTGGTGCTAGCGCACCACCAATGCCACCAGAACCCCCTCCTGTCCCTGCTGAACAAGGTGCTGGTCCCTTAACTGGTGACCCTGCCATGTTGCAAGCGATGCTTGCACAGCAAGGACAGATGCCGCCAATGGCATAAAGGAACAGCAATTTCATATGTAGAGCAACCAACTAGGACTCTAGGAGAAATAACATAATGAGTGATGAACTCGTAACAACATCGTCTGTGGAACCCGAAGGGTCACCCGTTACAGAAGGTGTTTCAGAAAGCCCAAGTACACCAGTTTTATCTGTTGAGGAATATTCTAATTATAGAGTTCCAATCAAATTAGATGGTGAGGATTTGGAAGTACCTCTAAGTGAGGCACTCGCTGGTTATCAACGCCAAGCAGATTATACTCGTAAGACGCAAGAACTTGCACAGCAAAAAGAACAGTTTCAATTTGCTACTGCACTTCAATCGGCTTTAGATAATGACCCTGCCGCCACGATTGACCTGTTGAGCAAACATTATGGTATCAGCCGTCAGGCTGTTAACGAAATGATTGCTGATGGTGAAGATTTTGATTCTTTGGACCCTACGGAACAAAAGTATCGGGAACTTGACAAGCGTCTTGCATCGTTTGAGGATTATCAATCCAAGCAGGAAATTGAGCGTGAAGTTCAACGACTAAAGTCCAAATATGAGGATTTCAATATCAATGAAGTTGTTACAACCGCTTTGCGGATGAACTCAACGGATTTGGAAGGCACATACAAGCAGATGGCGTTTGATAAAATGATGGCAAAAGCAGAACTAGAACGGCAAGCCCGTGAAGTCCAACAGCAGAAAGAAAACTCTTTGTTGGAATCCAAAAGGCAAGCCAGTGTGGTATCGGGTGGTTCGTCCGCTACGGCTAACACAACTAGTGAAACTTTTGAACCCATTACATCAGTCGCTGAGGCTTGGGCAGCAGCCAAGCGTTCTATGGGCGCAAAATAAAAACTACTACATTCTTTTAGGAGAACATAATGTCTAATGCAAACTTTGATGCGTTGCTCAGTACAACGCTCGCAAACTATCGTGACCAACTCACGGACAACATCTTTACGGCACGCCCGTTGACCTACTTCCTTCAGGATAAGGGTCGCATCCGCATGCTTAACGGTGGAACCAAGATTGTTGAGCCACTCATCTACGGTGAAAGTTCAACTGTTAAGTCGTACAGTGGTTATGACTCAATCTCGTTGACCGCACAAACTGGCATCACGGCTGCTGAATACGATTGGAAGCAGTACGCTGCATCAATCGCAATTAGCGGTATTGAAGAAGCCAAGAACAACGGTGAACAAGAAATCATCAACTTGTTGGAAGCCAAAATCATGCAGGCTGAAGAATCAATGCGTGAAGGTTTCAACCGCATGTTCTACGCCGATGGAACTGGCAACAGCAACAAGGACTGGAACGGTCTTGGAAACCTCGTTGAGGCTTCAGGAACCGTTGGCGGTATCAACCGTGCAACAGCAGGTAACGAGTACTGGCGTTCATACGAGGAAAACACCGCAACAGCGTTGACCCTCGCACAAATGTCAACTGCTTACAACAGCGTTTCTGTTGGTAACGACCACCCAGACATGGTTCTCACAACCCAGACTCTGTTTGAAAAGTACGAAGCATTGTTGCAACCACAGTTGCGTTACACCGACACCAAGACCGCAGATGCTGGATTCCAGAACCTGTTGTTCAAGGCTGCTCCTGTTGTTTACGATGAGCATTGCACCGCAGGTATTGTGTACTTCTTGAACAGCAAGTACCTAACCTTGGTTGGTCACTCAGGCAAGTGGTTCTCACAAACCGAGTTTGTTCGTCCTGAGGACTTGGATGCCCGTTATGCACTCATCATGTGCTACGGAAACCTCACCTGCCGTAACGCTGCAAAGCAAGGCAAGTTGACGGCTAAGACAGCCTAGTTAAGTAATCCGATGGTGGGGGCGCAAGCCCCCATTATCATAATAAAAAAAACACAAAATTCAAAAATTTAGGAGAATGATATGCCACTTATTTCAAACACTAGCGGTGCAATTGACCGTACCCGTCTTGCAGACTGGGCAACCAAAGAAGAAAAAGTAACCGTAGTAGCAGCAACAGACGCAGCAACCGTACAGGTTGCAGCAACTCTTGCTGGTGCAGCACGCACACTATACACGATGACACCAACAGCGTCCCGCACTTTGACCACACCAACTGGTGCGGAACTTGGTGCAGCGTTTGGTGACGAAGCAGTTGGTTCAAGTTTCCAATTCACCGTTGTCAATGTCGCCGCAGCAACCCACCCAATCGTGGTAACTGCTGGAGCATCGGGTGTAACACTTGTTGGTGTAGCAGCAACCTTTTCGGTTGCAGCAGCATCGTCAGCAACTTATGTTGCAGTGTTCACTGCCGCAGACACGGTTTCAATTTACCGAGCATAATCCCCACTAGGGAACAAATTGATAATGGTGGGGAGCAGAAACTCCCCACCATTTCTCTATCTAGGAGCATTTATGCCTGTTAAATATAAGATTCTGTCCAGCCATGCAGATGCTAAACCTAAGGCGGGGACAAAAACATCAAACTACCCTAAGGGTAAAAAGTCTAAGGGTGTTGAGGGTTCTATTCCGTATAGCCCAAAAGTTAATGCTGATGGTAAGCGTAAAACAAAGCAAGCACGGCAACAATATGGTATGGGCAAAGTTGGAACCAAAAAGGGAGCATACTAATGCCACAGCCTAGGAAACTTCGTGGGAATAGTGAAGTAGCCCGTAAAACTATGCGTTCTAAGGACATCAAAAAAAGTTCTATTGAAATGCAAGACAAGAGGCGAATCAACTCAATGCTTGGTGATTTGTCTGGTGGTATGGTGAATTATTATGGCGGAATTATACCTGCACAAAATTGGTTACGAGATGGTGAATCACAAAGTCGTACCGAGAAACGCTACGAGGACCAAAGAAAAAGAAGGAAAGAAGCAAAGTTAACGACTAAGGCTGGAAAACGGGCTGAGGACCAAGCCGATAGAAGGTCAAAAGCAAAAGCAGCCGAAAGAAAAAAGGAATTTGCAAAGAAGAAAGCAGCAAAATCTGTTAATGTTAATAAAGTTAAGAAAAGGATGCGATAATGCGTAAACCCGCTATTGAAGCCCGTGTAGGTCATACCCGTGGTATTGATGATGTAATTAAACCTGTAGCAAAGGGTCTTAAAAAGGCAGCCAAGAAAGCCAACAAGGCTAAGAATGATATTCCTGACCCTAAGTACAAGAAAAATCCTTACAACAAAAAGGGTGGTTTGACCACTGATTATAAGGATTATGTTTTGCGTAACAGCCGAGGAGATTACTAATTATGGCATCTAAGAAACGAGCAATTGAAGCCCGTGTAGGTCACACACAAGGTCTTGACGATATCGGTAAAGGTATTGTAAGAATTGGTGAAAAATACGCCAATAAAATTAAGCGTGGCAAAGTGGAAATAAATGTCCGCAAGCAACTTAGAAAGAATAAGGTTGAACCTCAGTGGCGGGCGCATTTTCTTGATAACAAGGAAATGTATTTGCCACCAAAGAAGGGTACTTATGCTAATCCATATAGCGGTAAGTCGTTGCCTAAAAAGATTAAAAAGAATGTAATTAAGGGAGCAAAGTAATGGCATCCAGCAAGAAACCAAAAGGTCTTGAAGAAGATTTGGCTAAACAAATTTTGAAGTTACTCCGCAAGGGTACTCCAAAAGCATCAAAAGAGGCTGACCGTCTTAAAGGTATTCAAAAGGTTTTGCGTGAGGACCGTGCAGAAGCCGCAAAAGGTAAAACACAACTCATTAGAGAGTGGGACCGTAAACTTGGTGCAGAATATTATGCAACAAAGCGGGCTAGTGAATCAAAGAGTGTAACTCAGCGTTTGCGTGCGGACTCTGCTTTGCGTGGTATGGACAAGAAATTCAAGGGTGTTGGCAAGAGGCAGTCTGCTAATGAACCTAAGACTATTAGTGATGCTGCTTCACGGGCTGACAAAAAGAAGTTCTACAAGGAATCAGGTGGGCGTAACTCTCCTGACCGTATTGATGCCCGTAAGCGTGCCGCAGCAAACCGTGCTAAGAACGCTAAGCCTAAGAAGCCACGAAACAACAAGAAGTAGTTGTGGCTAAGCCCAAGAAACAGAAACCTAGTTTTGATATCGGTGACCTATTGGGGTTTCTGAATCAACCTAAGGTTAAGGCTGCTACTAATTTGTCTCAGGGCAAGTTAACCAGTCAGGATGTTATGGGTTTGATGGGTAACAACCAGTCTAAGGCTGCGCCTTATTCTGGTGTTGTTGCTGATGCGTATAATACTAAGGTTAAACAGGATTATGAAACCGCCAAGTTTTTGGCGGATTTCTTTACTCCAGCCACAGAAACACAAAGATTGATTCAAGGTAAATCTCAACCAATGGACCCATTATGGGCTGCTATGAACTTTTTCCCTTTTGCCAAGGCTGGTAAAAAGTTGAAGAATATTGATAAGGGAACCAAAATGCTGCTGGATGCCCTAGGGGCATCTAAGCCTTTGCGTAGTCATTCTGCTGGTATTCACAGTGGTTCTACGGATACACAGTATTCTCCGTTTGACTTGTTGTTGATGCAATTAGCAGGAGAATAAAAAGTTTGGGGAACAATTCCCCTATGAGTGATGAACAATAACGCTGTCCCTGCTCACGCCTATTATGGAACCCCTCAGACTGGCTACCGCCTTGCGGCGGTTGCTGGTTCCCGTATCGCTGCCCCTAGTGGACCTTATATTGGTCGGGGTGACAAATGCACTGGTAACGATGATACTTGTGGTGCGAACAAGGTGCGTGGACAGCAGTTTTGTGCAGGTCATTTAAAGAAAATCAAATCTGAACAGGAGGCATAATGGCTTATGCCCAGATGACCGCAACATCGTTGCGTCAAACAGTACGAGACATAACGGACCTTGACTCTGAGGACCTACCCGATTCGTTACTAAACCTTTATATCCGTGACGGCTACTACCGTATATTGGACATTGAGAAGCGTTGGACTTTCCTAGAGAAGTCGTTTACTTTTAATACTGTTGCTGAGCAACGGGCTTACCCTATTAGTGCTTTTACTGCTGACCCTATGTCACAAATTGTGTCTATTGTGGATAACACGGGTATTGGTTTGCGTTTGGACATGGTTTCACATGATGAGGCTGAAAGCACCTATATCGGTGCGTATGACACGAGTGGTGACCCATTGTTTTATTCTATTTGGAATGGCAACATCCATCTGTTTCCAAAACCAAACAATGCTCGTACTTTGACTGTCCGTGGTTATCGTGAACCTATTGATTGGGTTACTGAGGGTGGCAATGTGGACGCTAGTGCTAACTTGCATTTTGCTTTAGTTTATTATGCTTGTAGTCGTGTGTATCAGCGTTTAGAGGATGTCGCTATGGCTGATGTTTATAAACGGTCTTTTGATGAGGGTGTTATGTTGGCTGTTAAGTCTGTGATGACACCAAATAGTCATGCAAACTTGGTGTTGTCTGCTGGTCGTACCACTGGTCGTCCAACCTTTAACGGTTGGATGACACGCATGGGGCAAGGTTTGAAAGATAACCAATAATGGCTGGATTAAACATTACCGAGGTAAGTGATTTTACTGGTGGACTGAACTTCCGTGCAGACCAATTCCAGTTGTCAACTTTTGAGTCACCTGACATGTTGAATGTTGAAATTGACCCACGAGGTGGTGTTTTTAGCCGTGGTGGTTACCAAAGGTTAAACACAACAGCAGTTTCTGGTACTTGGAGTCCACAAAAGTTGTATCCGTTTAGTGGTGCAACGCCAACAATCCTGTTGGCTAATAGCACCAAGGTTTATAAATCAACTGGCGGAAACTTTACGACACTCCAGTATTCCTCAGGTAATGATGTTGTTTCCGCTAGCCCTCATGGTGCTTGTATGGCACAGTGGGCTGACAGCATGTATATTGCTACTGGTATTGCTGGTAATGGTGGATATGTGTGGAAAACAACTGACACATATGCGACAGCATTGACAGCATCTGGCACTGCACCTCATGCTTGGCAAACAACACCTACTAGTTCTGAACGCAAAATGCCAACAGCAGAACATTTGATTGTCCACGCTAATAAAATGTGGGCTGCACATGTTGATATTGCTGGCACAGATTACCCTAACCGTATTCATTGGTCTTTGGAAAACGCCCCTGAAAACTGGGATGAAGATGATTATTTTGATATCGTTGGCGGCGGCAACGGTATCACAGGTATGGCTGTTGTATCAGGACAACTAGTTGTTTTCAAACCTAACGCTGTGTATGTGGTTTTTGGTTACGCTAGCGACAACTTCCAAGTTGTTGAACTAACGAACCGTATTGGTTGTATAAGCCATCATGCTATTGCACAGGCAGATGATGGTGTTTACTGGTTCAGTCACAACCAAGGATTATATTTTTATAATGGTGCATCCATTAGAGACATGTTTGACAACCTTCGTACTGCTATTGACTTGAACTATATTAACCCTGCCGACCATGAATCAATCAGCGTTTCTTGGGTTGGTCGCCGTGTCTGGGTTTCTGCACCATACTCTAAAGATACAACTGTTTCTGTGCCTACGGTTAACTTTGTTTTGGACCCAACTATCCGTGGTGGTGTTTACACAATGTTTTCAAGCCATGATGGTTATGGTTTGGTTGGCGGATGTAACTGGACTGATTCAACTGAAGCGGATTATCGTTTGATGTGTCATCCAACGCAGGCATATGTTTTGAAGGTTGACATGTTCAACGATGAGTCAGATAATATTTCTGGAACTAGCACCGCTTTTGAATCATATTATAAAACACGCTGGTTTGATGGTGGTTCTTATATGCAAAAGAAAATGTTTCGCCGCCCAGACTTTGTTGTTAAAGAAGCCGACATCGCTCAGAGCATTGCGGTAAAAGTTTATCATGACTTCACCGAGGGTGAAGGTAATGAAAGAAAGATTTTTAGCATTACACAAACACCACCAACAACAGCGTTGATTTGGGGTTCGGGTTTATGGGGCGAGGATTGGTCTAGTGGTGCTATTAGTTCCAAGGTTATTGCTGGACGGAACCTTGGTTTAGCACGGTCTATTCAGTTGGAATTTGTTGGTCCAGAAAGCAAAAAATGGGGCATAAACAGCATCGGTTACAAGTATCAGGCACGAAGGATTAAAGGTTAATTTATGGCAACTCTTAGTATTACAAACAGTTTTACCAACGGCACACCTGCCGTTGCTACAGAAGTTAATACAAACTTTAATGATGTTAAAACTTTTGTTGAAGCATTAGCAGCAGGGACAAACCTTGATGATGGGTCAATTGTTTATAGCAAACTGGCGGCAGCCACCGTGACGGCTTTAACGGCTGCTGGTGACAGCGACCAAATCATTTTGGGTTCACAGGTTTTTGGCTGATGAAAGTCGGCTGGCAAACACCTTTCCTGTCCGTGCTGGTAGGAACCGATAAAGATGCGCTTCAACGCATCTTTTCGTCACTTCAGGCTGAACTTAGTCGGATGCAAAACGAAATAGATGTTTTGAAAGATAGAAACACCTTGGGTTATAAGGAACAAACGAGGTATTAATGTGAGCATGACAGACGCATATAATCAGGATTTTGGGCTGAGCGAGGCTGCTCAGATTGCTAGGAAACAGAAGCGTTCTATCGCTAATCAGCAGGCTGCCCTGTTGGGTCAGCAGCGTGGCTCACGCAACATTGCTGACATCACGAAGGCTGGTGTAAGGGGTTTTAATCCAACGGTTTCTCAATATGGTCGCCGTGGTTTGGCTGGACCTAATGTGCAGTCAGGTATTGCTCGTAAGGGTTTAGAGGATTATGCGGCTGGTATTCAAGCCCGTTTGGGTGCAGAGCAGATGTCCATGCAAGACCAGTTAAACAAGATTGCTATGGATGAGTCTTTGCAGCAGGATGATTTAAAGGCTTATTTGGCTGAACAGCGTTTGCAGAAGCAGCGTGACATTATAAATGCCGCAACACAGTTGCAGGCTTTCAGTAGTTACTAGGAGCGTTATGGGTATTATTTATGTGAATGGTCGTTTGGTTCGGGAATCGGATGAGCAAATAGCAGCCCGTATGTTGGCTGGCGCACAGCGTGGTGGCACAGAAGCCGCTAACCCACAGTTTGACCGTCAGCGTATGATGGGTAAAAGTGAAATAAAAAACATGCAACAGGCTGGTTTGATTGGTTCTGAACCAACTAAGCGTGTGGGTGCTGAAGGTGCTAGCACTTCTCTTAGGACTGGTAATGTTGTTTCTGCACCGAAAAAAGGTGATGGTAAGGGAGCAGGTGGTGCTGGTGCTAAAGCAAAAGCGGATGCAGACAAGACTTTGAAAGAGGCTCAGGACCGTGCGCTTGCTTATGCCTCTGGCATGCAAGCAATTGCAGATTATAAAGCAAATGCTGAGGCTGCTAAGGCTGCTGCTGAAGGTCGTATCGCTGATGTTTATGACCCACAAAAAACTGATATTGAGAATGAACGAGCAAGACAATTGGCGTTGCTTGAATCAATGATTGGGCAAGGACAAGCCGATATTACTAAGGCTGAACAAGATTTTTTGGCAAGTGTTCAACCAACAAGCGCATATTCTAATACACAGTTTGTGAACATGCAGGCTTTGCAGAATCCTTTGTTGGAGGCTTTGCGTCAGCAGGGTGCTGGTGAGGGTGCTGTGCAACAGCAGTCTGCTATGGACCAGTCGTTGAATAACTTTATGACGCAACTGCAACAGCAGTCTGCTAGTCGTTATGGTGATGTTCAAACAAACTTGTTGGAAAGTTTGCGTAACTCTGGTCGTGGTTCGGCTATGGCTGGTCGCCAATATTTGGGTCAGCGTGGACCTGCAATCTCTAGTGGTATTGAATCCGCTTTTGGTAAGCAGTTAACTGATTTGGGAACTGACCGTGCCAAGACTGAGGCTGACATTATGAGCCAGTATTATGATGCTTTAGCAAAGATTACTGAGATGCAGGCTGACACTACAGCGAAGTATGCTCCACGACCTGATAAGCCTGCTAAACCTAGCACACCTGCTGGTCAAGGTATGCACTGGGAGTGGAGTGGTACTCAATGGGTAGCAACAAAGAATAAGAAATAAAGGAAGTTATGGCTGTAACCAGAGGTCCTTTATCCAATTTGCCTCCTGCTGTGCAGGGGAAAATTAATATTGGTAGAGCAATAGTTCCTTCTGCTCGTATTACCGCCGAACCTTCACCTACCCCGAACAGAGATGACTTGGACAAAGCGTTGCAGTCGTCTTTGGAAAAGATTGCTGTAGATACAAAGATGACTCCTGAACAAAAGCAGGAGGCTGCTACTAAGGCTTATCAGATTGCCAAAAAGGGGGAAAGCAAACCTAGTTTGTGGGGCAACATTAGTGGTGTTATTGGTACTGCTGCTAAGAAGGCTGTTATTGGTCCTGTTGCTGGTTTGGCTAATCAATATGCTGGTTTGATTAAACCTTTGACCAATACCTCTATGGCTATTGCTTCTGAGTTGAGTGGTTTACCTGATGCTTATGCTACTTTGCGTACAGAAGAAAAGCGTCTTGGTAAAAAATCTGGTGGTGTTGCTGTAACTATTGCAGATTTCCTTGGGTTGGATTATGGTTCTAAAGTTGACCCAGAGAAACAGGCTTACATTATAAGTCATCCAGAGGAGTTCATTCCTAGTTGGGAACGATTCAAAAAAAATGCTGCCTCTAAAGAACATTATAATCCGTTTTTTACTGAAGGAAAATTTCAGTTTGATTCCACTGTTGACAAACTTATTAAAACGGTTTACTTTCAGGCTGTTGCTGACCCGTTAACTTATGCTGGTGTTGGTGCAATTGGTGCATCGGGTCGTGCGGGTCGCATGGCTTTAGCGGTTCGCTTGGTTGAAAAATATGGTGATGCTGTTGATGCTGGACGAATCATTCGTTATGGTGCGTCAGGTGTACCTAAGACTATTCGTGAAGCCGAAGGTATTGCTACTGGTATTCGTTATGCAGGAAAAATTGTTCCATACACAGGTGGTGTTGAAAAAGGTTTTGCTGGCAGTCGTGCGTTTCTTGGTGACATCGTTTTTGCTGGTAAGGGTATAGAAAACACTGCTGGTCGTATTGCAGCGAACCCTATTGGTCGTGCTTTGGAAACAATGATTCCTAGGTCAGTTAAGGGTGTTGAAGGTTTGCGTAGTGGTTTTGGTCGCACTATCACAGATAGTGCTTTGCTTAAACGGGAACTTGTTCAGTTTGCGATGACAAAAAGTTATAAAGGTACTGTAAACAGTGCCGAGTTTTTGGCTAAACAATCGTTGATGGGTTTTGCTGACCGTCAAAAAGAACTACTTGGTCGTGGAACCGTGAACAGGGTTAAAGGTGTTGCTGGTGCTGTCCGAGATAAAGAAGCAGTAAACATTTACAAGTACCTTGAAATGCCTAAAGCAACTGTTGATGGTTTGACAACTATTACCCCTGAGTTAAAACAACTTGTGAGCGACATTCGTGATTGGCAGTCAACTTTGCGCCTCAGCGCAAACGCTGACATTGTTAAATTTGGTGATGACTTTGGAACAAACATTAAAGAAATTGGTTTTATTGATGATTATGTTCACCACAAACTTAGCAAGAAGGCTATTGAATGGTTGAAGTCTGAGGCTGGTCGCAAGGGTGAAGGAGTTCTTTATAAGTCCAGTGACATGTCTGCACGAGACTTAACAGAGTCAACTGGTGCAATTATGTTCCGTAAGTTGCGTGGAGAATATGTTGACCCCGACACTGGTCTTGTCCTTGCTGAGGAATTTTTTGGTGTACCAGTTCGCACTGGAAGTGTTGATGAAATCAACCAAATATTTGCTAAGGCTGTTGGTGACCCTGATGCTAAATGGTTTGAAACCGACATGGTTTCAATCATGGACAGTTACTCGTATTCAATTAACAAGGTGCGTGGACGAGTAGCGGCTACTCGTAGGGCAATGGATTTTGGTGACCCTGAAGTTATCCGACCTTTGATTAAGAAGGTTATTCCTGATGCAGAGTTGGTAACAAAACTAGAGGCTGTGTATGCGAAAGTTTTAAAGACACAAACATTTTTGCGTAACCGTATTCAACAAAACAAAATTATGGCTACCGATTATGCTCGTTCTGGTGCTAATTATGCTAAACGGTTTTTGTCTGGTCAGTTGAAAACTAAGGCTTTAACGACACAGGAAATCACTACTCTTAGTCGCCGTTTGGATGAAGCACTTGCACGGTTAACTCAGGCTAATGTTTCTGCTGCGACCAAGACTGTTGCTAAGCGTGGAGAGTTTACAACGATTCATTCTGTTCTTGTTGATGAGATTGCTAACCTTCGTGCCGCTATTAATAATCCTGAGCGTTATGCTGCAACTGTTGAGTTGCGGAACATTTACCTAGAAATTTACCCTAATCATAATCCTGCTACTTTGACTGGTAAAACTCCTGAGTGGTTGGCTGAAAAGATTATGAACTCTAAGGGCATGCCTGCTACCCGTGAGTTGCGTGTTGTCAATACAAAGATTCGTGAGTTGCGTGAAGAAATTGACGCTATACCTGATGGTCGTGAGTATGCACAACTTCGTGCGGAAAAGGCTGACGAATATTATGAACTTGAAAACATTGAACAAGGTTTTACCACTATTGCTGAAACAAAAGCGAACGCCACATACGCAAACGATGGTTTGCTTTATGGCGATGCTGGTGATTTGATTGAACTTCCAGAGGAAGCGGGTTATAAAGTATTCCGCACTAAACCACGAGATGAAGGTTTCAACAACTTTGAATCATCCGTAGCGATGGATGCTGTTCCTGATACTGAACTTGTTGACTTGCGTAACCCTATTCAAGCACAAGAGTATTTTAGTCCTGACAGTTTTGGCGAGGACATGGGGTTTGCTTTAGCGCAAAAAGGTTTGATGGTTGAGGGTGAGGAGTTCAGTGTTGCTTATCGTCAACTTGTTGAAACTGGCGCATATGACCCACAACTTGTAGAGTTTTATCCTGAGGTTGCAAATTTAGTTGACACAGTGTATTTCCACGCTAGGGCTATTAATCCTGCTGAGGCTGTTTCTGAGGAGGAAATCAAAGCAATTTTTAATGCTATTGATGAGCGTATTCGTTTGATTCCTGAACTTGATGACCCTGAAGATGTTGACATTTTTGCTAGGGAAGTTATGGAGGAACTTTGGGGTGCGAGTGCGTTTCGTCAAAGCACTAACCCAAACAATAGTCGTAGGGGTTTGTTGGTTCCACGGGAACTTGTTGATGATATTGAAACTGTTGATGAGTGGGCTGTTATATTTCCTCATAATGAAACTTTTCCGCAGCCAAGCATGGGTCCAAGTGCGCCTGTAAGAAATGTTAAAGATAATGTGTTTGTTCAACGCATACTTAGCGGTGAATATGAGCAGGCTTCTTTAGAGGTTTCGCTTGCAAAAGCCGCCAAGGAGGAGGAATTTAATGCGTTGGAGAGCGCACTGTTGGCTTCTATTGATAAACGGGCTGAACTGAAATCACTTAGTGGACGCAAAGGTGGGCTAACAGCCAGTGCCAATAGGCGTTTAAAGAAAACTGAAGCCGCTATGGAACAGTTGCGCCGAACTGATTCTATTGAAATCAATATTGGTGGTGTGAAAACTACTTTGACTCGTGAAAATGCTCAGCGTGAACTGGTTCGTATGGAAAAGAAATATGAAACCGCTTTAACACAGTTAGATAAAGAGATTGAATCTATTTATGTTTCTGAAGG